ACAGGTACAGCACCTGGAACTACAGCTGCAAAAGCAGGAACACCATACCTACTAACTTCACAAAGAGATTTAGCAGATACATTTGGTGATCCAATATTTAAAACAGACACTAACAATAATCCAGTGCATGGCGGCGAACTAAACGAATATGGTTTGCAGGCTGCATATTCATACTTAGGTGTAGCGAATAGAGCATGGGTAGTGAGAGCAGATGTTGACCTTGCAGAATTAGAACCTTCTGCTACAGCTCCTGCAGCTCCTCCAACTAACGGAACTTATTGGTTAGACACACAAAATTCTTTATGGGGAATACAAGAATGGAATGGTAAATCTGTGCTTGAAAGCGGTCAAACATTTACAAATAAAGTGCCAGTTGTAATTTATGACACAGCAGAATTAAGCAATACAGGAAGTCTTTCAACTAACGGTTATTCAGGAAACATTCCAGCATCTAGCATAGGTGTTGTAGGTCAGTATGCAGTAGTTGCTGCTGATAGTACACTTATTAGAGTATTTTACAGAAACAGTGCAGGTACTTGGGTGCTTGTTGGAAGCGATGCGTGGACTAAGAGCTGGCCAACTATTAAAGGCGGAGCAAGTAATCCTACATTTAGTATTTCTAATTCAATTTCAATTAACGGTACTAGTGTTTCTATTGCAAGTTCAGATACAGTCACAGACGTTGCGGCTACAATTAACGGACTTTCTATACCAGGTGTGACGGCAGCTGCTGTTGAATCTAAATTAGAAATTTATAGTGACGGAACAGGCAGTGCATCAGAAGACTCAAGCGCAGGCGGAGAAATATTGATAGGCGGTAATGCCACACTACTAACAGAACTAGATATAGATGCTGGTACATATTATCCACCAGCAGTACAGATCAGTAAACACACTAGCATTCCAGAATGGAAAATTGGTGACGATGTTGGTATTCAAGGAAATCCACCTACAGGAATAAGTGCAAGACCTACAGGAAGTGTATGGTTAAAAACAACTACTCCTAATTTAGGTATGTCACTTTCATTGAAAAAATGGAATGACGGCACAGGTTTATGGGAAGCTATTACAGTTCCTGTATATGATGACAATGTAGCAGCAATATATGGATTAGATTCCACAGGAGGTGGTACTAATTTATTAGCAGGTGATGTTTACCTACAATCAAATGTTGCAGGTGATAGTTCTCCTTTAGGAACTTTCAAACTACAAAAAAGATCATCTGCAGGTGCAACTACTATTACAAGTGCTAAAATTACAGCAAGTACATTTAGTAGTTTTGTAGGTGCAAAAAGTTTCACAGTAGAAACTACATCACCAACAATAGCAACTTTTAGACCAGCTAAAACAATTAGTATTACATTTACAGGTGCAGTTGCAGATTCAACTTTACTAGCAGGTGCAATTAACGATGCAAATATCGATCGTGTAAGTGCAAGTGTTGACAGTGCAAACAGAGTTGTTATTACACACAGCACAGGCGGAGATATCAAGTTTGTTGATACTGACACAGTATTAAACACAGCAGGATTTACACCATTTGTTGACGCTACAGAAGGAACACCTAATTTAATTTATGTTCCTGGTACAACTGTAGACACAGATCCAAAACAATTCCAAGCAACACTTTGGTCTCCAATCAACAGCGAAGGTGCAAGATTCTACACTGCAAAAGACACCGAAGTCACAGCTGTCACAGCAGATGGCAGACTTTGGTACAACTCAATTGTTGACGAAGTTGATATACTTGTACACAACGGTAGCGAATTTGTAGGATATGCATATGATGGATCTAGCGGACAAAGTTCTACTAAATCACCATTCTATGACAATGGAACAGATCCAGCAGGACCAATTGTAAGTGCTACTAAACCACTGCTACAAAGCGATGGTACAGCTCTTGCTACAGGCGACCTTTGGATTGACACTTCAGACATTGAAAACTATCCAACAATCTATAAATTCAACAATAACAGAACAGATCTTGCAATAGCTGATAGATGGTTTTTAGTTGACAAAACAGACCAAACTACAGAAGATGGTATATTATTTGCAGATGTTAGATATAATACAGCAGGTAATAATTCAGATACTGCTGGTGATATTGATGATTTACTTTCAAGCGATTTTGTTGACCCTGATTCACCAGATCCAGCACTATATCCAAAAGGTATGCTGTTATGGAACTTACGTAGAAGTGGATTCAATGTTAAGAAATATGTAAAAAATTATATTAACACAGCTCAAAACAACACAAGATACGGTGCAGGAACAGGCGAATCTATGGCAGGATATGATGCAGATAGATGGGTCACTGAAAGTGCTAACCAAGAAGACGGTTCAGGTACTTTTGGACGTAAGGCACAACGTAAAGTTGTTGTACAAGCTCTACAAGCACTAGTTAACTCCAATGAAGAAATTAGAGATGACGAATCAAGATTGTTTAACTTAATGTCATGTCCTGGTTATCCAGAATTGATTGGTGAAATGAAATCTCTAAATTATGACAGAGGTTTAACAGCATTTGTACTTGGAGATAGTCCATTTAGACTAACACCTGATGCAACATCTTTAAATAACTGGGCAACTAACCAAGCACTTGCTCCAGAAGATAACGATGACGGGTTGGTCACATCAGACCCATACCTAGGTGTTTACTATCCAGCAGGATTTACAAGTGATAACTTTGGAAACAATGTTGTTGTTCCATCAAGTCATATGATGATGCGTACTATTGCATTAAGCGATCAAGTATCGTTCCCATGGTTTGCACCAGCAGGTACAAGACGTGGTGGCATTACAAATGCAACATCTACAGGTTATATTAACAGTGAAGGTGAATTTGTTTCTACTGCACTTAATGAAGGTCAAAGAGATACACTGTATGCAAATGCAGTTAACCCAATTACATTTATTACAGGAGCAGGATTAGTTGCATTTGGACAAAAAACAAGACAACTTGCAGCAAGTTCACTAGATAGAATCAACGTAGCAAGACTAGTTATCTACTTACGTAGTCAGCTTAATACACTTGCTAAGCCTTACTTGTTTGAACCAAATGACAAGATTACAAGAGATGAGATTAAACAAGCTGCTGAAAGTTTACTATTAGAACTAGTAGGCCAAAGAGCATTGTATGATTACCTTGTAGTTTGTGATGAATCAAACAATACACCAAACAGAATTGATAGAAATGAACTACACCTAGACATTGCTATTGAACCTGTTAAGGCTGTTGAGTTTATTTACATTCCACTAAGACTTAAAAATACTGGAGAAATAGCAGGACTGTAAGATTGATAAATACTTATAGATTAGGAGCAAATTAAATGGCAATATCAACACTATCAAAAATTACAGTGCCTTTGGCTAGCGGAGATTCTGCAAGCAACCAAGGCCTGTTGATGCCTAAACTACAGTATCGTTTTAGGGTATCATTAGAAAACTTTGGTGTATCAACACCAACAACAGAACTAACAAAACAGGTAATTGATGTAGCTCGTCCAAATGTATCATTTGAAAAAATGACATTAGACATTTACAACTCAAGAGTTTATCTTGCAGGTAAACATACTTGGGAACCAATTACATTAAACTTACGTGAAGACGTTAACAACAATGTACAAAAACTTGTTGGCGAACAACTTCAGAAACAGTTTGACTTCTTTGAACAATCAAGTGCAGCTTCTGGTTTAGATTATAAATTTACAACAAGAATTGAAATACTAGACGGCGGTAATGGTGCAAACACACCAACTGTACTTGAAACATTTGAATTATACGGTTGCTATGTAGAAAGCGCAAACTACAATCAGTTAGCATACTCAAATTCAACAGATCCGGTAAGCATTGCCTTAAACATACAATATGATAATGCTGTACAATCACCACAAGGTACAGGAATTGGAACAGCAATTGGACGTACAGTGAATACTTTAGTCACTGGTGGCGGCGCTTAATAAAAAAAACGTTCCTAATCTTTTAAGGGGGTACATTTTATTGTATCCCCTTTTTTATTTTATACCCACTTAATTATTTGGATAAATATTAGTATGGGAAAACTCACAGGATTTTTAGATAATTTAGCAAGTGGTGCTCTTAGTCCTAAAGGTAATTTAGGAGATTTCAGACACGCTAGTAAAACTTTTGTCAATGATGCATTTAGACTTGCACCCAAGACAAAATTTCTATTTCATTGTTATTTTGAAATAGGAGATGCTGCAGCAAGTGTATTACCTGAATTAAGAGAAAAGCATAAAAGAGAACTAGGTATGCTGGTAAAGACAGCTGATTTACCGAAGTATACAGCACAAGTAGATACTAAGAAAAAATACAATCGTATAAAAAATGTACAGACAAGTATACAGTATCAACCAGTGACCATAACATTCCATGATGACAACCTTGGAATAACAAGTGCTCTTATGGAAGCATACTATAGATACTATTTTGTTGATGGCAACTACGCAGAAACACCAGAAGCATACAAACGTAATTATAGAGGTGTTCAAGACAACACTTATCTTTCTAAAGACTTCAACAAATATAGGTATGGTTTAGATAACAATCAGAGTGATCCTTTTTTCAAAAGTATTAAAATAAGTCAACTTACAAGGAAGACATTTACAACATTTACACTTGTTAATCCTATGATAACAGACTGGTCACATGATAGGGTAGATGCAAGTGACGGTGGTGGTATGAGTGAAAACAATATTACCATAGCGTATGAAAGTGTATGGTATGACAGAGGTCCAATAGGAGTTGATGCTCCGCTGGGATTTGGAGATTCTGCACATTACGATACAACTCCAAGTCCTGGAAGTTTACTAGGAGGAGGTGCTCTTGGTTTAGGTGGAGCAGTCAGCACAGGAATTACTTTGTACGACTATATCACAGGCGATGGTGGATTCAACAGTCCTTTAGAAGCTGGAATAGCCGCAGCTAACTTAATTGGAAATGTAAGAGGACTAAGTTCAGAAGGATTGAGATCAGAAGGGTTCAGTTTGCTAAAAGGAGCAATTGGTGCAGCTGCAGGAACAGATGTCAGTGGTGTATCAAATATTGCATTTCCTAAAAGTGGAGGTCTTGGCGGCGCTAAGGATTTAGTTTTAGGAGCGGCAGCAGTAGCAGGACTTTCAGCTGTAGCCAGTGCGGCCAACAATAGTGATGCGGCTGCTGAAAGTGCGGCAAGAGTAGCAAATAATAAAAATTATCAAAACAACGGAGGCACTGGAGGAGTAAATGGCAATACTGCAAATTACAATAGTCTTCCGGATGGACAAAAACAAGCACTTAAAGGATCAGTCACATGACAAGTTTACCTAAGCAACCTGCAACATCAGAAGGACAAACTACAGAATTTTTTGACAAATACTATACAAAAAAATTAAGTTTTCCTAGCAATGAAGTTGATGCTGTGATTGGTTTTTTTAAGAAGCGTGGATTCGACGAAGTATCTGCTATCAGCACAGGTACAGTAATTTTACAACAAGCAAAATTAGATGGTGTCAAAGTTTTTGAACTATTAGACACATTGAAAGGTTTTGACGAAGTGCAATTAAGTGCAGTAGTCACAGAAATTCTAAATTACAATAGAGATTCAACATCTAGTTTGGGAATCAAACGCACTGAAAGTGTTGATAAATTAGAAAAACGCAATATAGTGATCTAGTAAGATGGCTCGCTTTGCTCAAGGTAAATTCAATCTAAAAAATCCAGACAAATATGTAGGAAGAAAAACACCTACGTATAGAAGTAGTTGGGAATTTGCTTTTATGAGATTTTGTGATGAACACCCTAATGTTGCACAATGGGCTAGTGAAGCAATACGGATACCATATAGAAATCCATTGACAGGAAAACACACAATTTATGTGCCTGATTTCTTTATAGCATATGCAGACAAAAACGGAAAAAGTAGAGTTGAATTAATAGAAGTAAAACCTGCTAATCAAACTATACGTGAAAAAGTAGGAAGAAGTAGAGCAAATCAAGCTGCATATATTTTAAATCAAGCAAAATGGACCGCTGCAAATGCCTATTGTAAGCAACAGGGTATGTTTTTTAGGGTCGTAAACGAAACAGATATTTTCCATCAGGGCTCTCGTTAATATAAATATATTAGCAGTTAATGGTGATCAAATGACTAAAAAATTAGAAGAATTATTAAACATGCCTGATTCTAAGGAAATTATCGAAGAATCTAGGAATTCAGAAAAAGCGAAAAATGCTATTATAGAGCAAGAAGAAACTTCTAGAAGCATTCATGAATTGGATAAAATTACTGCCGCACTACCTCAAGTTAAGGGTTTGGGAGAAATGGCAGATAATGAGTTGAATGAAGTATCTGATAAAAGCATGCAAGCATATGAAGATTTAATGGATCTAGGTATGAATGTTGAAAGCCGTTATAGTGGTAGGATTTTTGAAGTTGCAGGCAACATGCTTAAAACTAATTTAGACGCTAAGGTAGCAAAATTAGACAAAAAATTAAAGATGGTTGAGCTCCAACTCAAAAAAGAAAAACAAGATAAAGATGGTTCTGTAGACGGTGATGTAGTTCAAGGAGAAGGCTACGTAGTCACTGACCGTAATAGTTTGCTAGAAAAACTTAAGAATCTTGATAAATAATACATAATAGGATCGTACAATGAAAAACTTTGCAGAATACATTTTAGAATCAAAAAAAACTTACAAATTTATTGTAAGAGTAGCTGGCGACTTGCCAGAATCTTTTAATGATAGGTTAGAAGCAGCAATGACAAAATATGATATTGTTAATATTTCGTCTGCTAATAAAACACCTATTACAGAAAAACCTTTAGATTTTCCACAACTAAGCAACTGCGAAGTTCATCATTTTGATGTAGAAGTAAATTATCCTGTGACTGCATTTGTACTAGAGCAATATCTTGTAAATGAAACAGGAGTAGGACACAGCCACATTATTGTACGCGGCGAAGGAGATCCTGTTGAAGAGTATCAAGAAAAAGCTGGCGAAGAAAAACCATACGAATCACTACTAAACACAGAAGAACTAGGCGGTGAAGATGGACAAAAATATGCTGGCGGAGATAGAGTAATGG